ATGGCTAGTTATTATGAATTACCACCCATGGACATGATAGGATAATGGCAAGAAATTCTTATTTTCTACAAGGATCAAGTCAAGAGCAGTTTTTGCTTCAAGACTTGATCAATGAGCAGTTGAAGATGTATGGGATAGATGTTTATTATATCCCACGAAAAATTCTTGGCACTGAAAAACTTTCCAAAGAAGTTACGATGTCCAAGTTAGATGATAATTTTATCATCGAAGCATATCTTGATAATTTTGAAGGATATGGTGATAACACTAGTATTATGTCAAAATTTGGCATTGAACTTAGAAATGAAATATCATTAACAATTTCAAAAGAAAGATTTGACACTTATATCGTAGAGTTTTTAAAAGATTTAAAAGAACAAGATTCTAGTGAAATTATATTAGATTCTAGACCCAGAGAAGGTGATGTAATTTTCTTTCCTCTTGGTGAAAGACTATATGAAATTAAATTTGTTGAGCAAGAAAAACCATTTTACCAACTAGGTAAAAATTATGTCTATAACCTAAGTTGTGAACTTCTTAGGCTTGAAGATGAAATCATCGATACTGGCATTGAAGCAATCGATGATGCAATGGTTGATGAAGGATATATTACAACATTAACTCTCACAGGATCTGGTGTAAATGCAACTGCAACTGCTGGTATTGCGTTGACTGGAGCAGTTAGAAAAATTGAACTTAATAATGATGGATATAACTACACATCAGCACCAATTGTTGCAATTTCAACTGCACCTGTAGGTGGAACAAATGCAACAGCTGTTGCAATAACAACATCCAACTCTATTCTGGAAGTTCTTATTACAAATGCTGGTGCAGGATATACAGTAGTTCCAACTGTCACATTTAGTGGTGGCGGTGGTATTGGAGCGGCTGGAACAGCAATTCTTGGCAATGGTTCTGTTCAAACACTCACCATTACAAACCCTGGATCACTTTATGTTACTGCTCCTGTAGTAACTATGGCTGGTTCAGCAAATACATCAATCGGTTCCTCTGCTGAAGTATTCTCCACGATTGGAACTGGTGGAACTATTACTGAAATGAGAATTAGAAATGCTGGATTTGGTTACACAACAGCACCGACTGTAGGAATCGCTACAGCACCATCAATTGGAACTGGAGATTTTACTGCCAACGAAATTATTACTGGAAGTCTATCTGGTGCCAAGGCAAGAGTCAAGAAATACGATAAAGATGCCAAGACCCTAGACGTGTACATAAATAGTGGTACGTTCACAGCTGGAGAGGATATTGTTGGCGCAACATCTAACGCCACACATACACTTTCTGCCTTTAATTCAGATCCTGGAATTCAAATAGAATTCGCTCAAAATGAAGAGATTGAAGACTTAGCTGATGATATCTTAGACTTTACAGAATCGAATCCCTTCGGTACATACTAATGTTAGGAACTTATTACTATCACGAAATACTACGAAAGACAATTGTTGCCTTTGGTACTATTTTTAATGATATTCATGTAAGACATACGAGTGATGACTCTGGAACAATTAGTGATATAAAAGTTCCTTTAGCATATGCACCTCAACAAAAGTTTCTCGCAAGATTAGAGCAACAGGCACAACTCAATAAACCTGTGGCAATAACATTACCAAGAATGTCATTTGAGTTATTGGGAATTACATATGATGCATCTAGAAAGTCAAACGTAACTAAAACTTTCAAAGCAGTAGATGGTGAAAATCTAAAGAAAGTATTTCTTCCTGTTCCATATAACGTAGAATTTCAATTATCAATATATTCAAAGTTAAATGAAGACGCTCTGCAAATCGTAGAGCAAATTTTACCATACTTCCAACCATCTTTTAAAGTTAGTGTTGATTTAGTGAGTTCAATAGGAGAGAAGAGGGATATTGCTATTACACTAAACAATATTAATATGCAAGATGAATATGAAGGAAATTTTCAAACCAGAAGAGCTTTAATTTATAATTTAACGTTTACTGCCAACACATATCTATTTGGTCCTATAGCAGAAAGCACTGATGGACTAATTCGTAAGGTTCAAGTTGATTATCATACTCAAACTGATACAGATTCAGCTAAACGTGAAATGAGATATACCGCTGTTCCTGATCCTATTGATGCCAATCCTGGAGATGACTTTGGATTCAGTGAAACTCTAGAAATGTTTAGTGACAGTAAGTCATTTAATCCCGCTTCAGGAACTGATTCATAATTAATACCATGCCTAAATCATTCGATAAAATTAGTGATTCTTTGAATACTGAAACTGATATTATAGATATCACTCCCAAGGAATCTGAAATTATTCCAGTTGTTTCTGATGAAAGAATTGAACAGTCTAAAAAAGACTATGAATATACAAGAGGGAATCTTTATTCTTTAATTGAAAAAGGTCAAGAAAGTTTAAACGGAATTATGGAATTAGCTCAGGAGTCAGATTCTCCTAGAGCATATGAAGTTGCTGGACAGATTATAAAAAGTGTTGCAGATACAACTGATAAACTTATAGATCTGCAGAAAAAAATGAAGGAACTAAATAAAGATGAGGACTCTGGTCCAAAATCTATTACAAATAATTCATTATTTGTAGGATCTACAGCAGAGTTAGCAAAATTTCTTAAGAGTCAGAAATGAATAGGTTTTTCAAAGAAGAAATACCGAATATGTCTGTAGGTGATGGTGGTTATTCCTCAGGGGGTGCATCACTATCTCAAGCTGGTTTTGACTCTAAACTATGGAATTATGCTGTTGATCAAGATTTTCAAACACCTGATGAATCTGGATTAAATAAATGGAGATTTTCCAACGTATACCCAGTCTCAAGATTGTCAATGAAAAATATTGATAACATGGTCAAATCTTCTAATAGATTTGTAAAAATAATGGACGAAAGAAATCGGAAGCAAGTAATGAACAATTTACAAAGCGATCTCTCTGAGGAATCTAAGAGTTGTAAAAGGGGTTATTACTACTGTAATACCTCCAAAAAATGCAAGAAAATTCCTAAAGGTTATCATGTAATGTCCAGTGGATATTTGATGCGGGATAATGAACATCAGGACGAAAAGGAAACTGAAGGTAAAAAAAAGAATGGGAATGGTGGAAATGGAAATGGTTCCAATGGTAATGGTAGCAACGGAAATGGTGGTGCTGTAAGTGAAGAAGGGCTACGTGATTGGTTTGGTAAATCTAAATCAAAAGGTGGCAAAGGTGGATGGGTTAATGTTGTAACAGGTGGAACCTGTGCAAGTGATAAACCTGGAGAAGGAACTCCTAAGTGTGTTTCTTCAGAAAAAAGATCAAGTATGAGTAAAGCAGAAAGACTTTCTGCTCAAAGAAGAAAAAAAGCAGCAGATCCTGGCCAACAACAAAAATCTAGTGCAGCAAAACCAACTTACGTTCCTACTGACAAAAAGAAAATGAAGGAAGAAAAACTACTATCAGTTTCAGAAGCAAAAGATAAAAAAAGTAAAGGTAGTGGAACAAAAGACGCTTGTTATCATAAGGTCAAGTCTCGTTATTCTGTATGGCCCTCTGCTTATGCTTCTGGTGCTTTGGTAAAGTGTCGTAAGGCTGGTGCTGCAAACTGGGGAAATAAGTCTGAAGAATTTGAAATGCAAGAGAAAACATCTCATTCTGGTGGTGTTACTTTTAGTAGCAAAGCTGTTCCTGCTAAGGCAACTGATGATTCCATCAAAAGTTCAGTAAGTAAAGCACTTGCAAAACCTGGAACTAGTCATTCTGCATCTTCGGAGAAAGGAAAAAGAGAAAATAAAGTAGGTGTAAACTATAGCATGAGTTACAGCTCAGGTGGTGATAAGAAGAAAGAGAAAAATAAGGATAAGAAAGATAAGAAAAAACCAGTTCTTAAGAAAAAAGATGTAGGACATGGAGATCCAGGAAAACCAAACAAACCAAGTAGTGGTGGTGGCGGTGGCCGCAACAGAGGTGGATCTGGCGGCGGTGGCGGCTCAAGATTGAGAAGTGGTGGTGGATCTGAGACAAGACCAAGTGCATCCAGAACTGGATCAAGAACTGGAGGCAGCACATTGTCAAGAGGAACTACATCTTCTTCAGGTGGCAGAGCACTAATGAGAAACTCCTTTACAGATTTAAGGGATATATTGGATGAAAAGTGTTGGAAAGGTTATGAGAAGAAAGGTATGAAGACCATGTTTGGAAAGAGATATCCAAACTGTGTTAAGAAAACAAAAAAAGAAGATGTAAATATTAGTGATAATATTAAGTTACACGTAGAAGGTATGGGAAATGTTCGCTATTGCCCTCAATGTGAGAAGAATGAAACCAGAGAAGAATGTTCATATGGACCAAAAAACTGGGATATGAATTCAAGTCCTGTTGCGCTTGGATCAAAAAATACATTTAATATTGCTTCTGTTACTCCATCAAATGAAGAGTATGTTCAAGAAAAATATGAAAGAATCCAAAAAATGGGAAGAACTTATACAATGTTCTTTACCTTTAGAGGTCAGTATAAATCACTTCAATTTTTCTTTCCAACATCAAAGAGACCTTCTAGAGAAGATGTATTAATTCAACTCAGAAAAATTTTTCCTGAAGCTGTATTGGTAAATTTCTTTGAAAGAGATCGTATTGAAAGTGAACCGCTTGTAACTGTAGAAGGTGTTAAAACTTTTGGACAATTCATGCCAGAAGGTGCATCATGGACTAAGAAGTCTGGTCAGAACAGTGAGGGTGGTCTCAATGAGAAAGGACGTAAGTCTTATGAAAGAGAGAATCCTGGTTCTGATCTGAAAGCACCTTCTAAGAAAGTTGGTAATAAGAGAAGAGCATCATTCTGTGCAAGGATGAAAGGAATGCGTAAGAGACAAAAACCTTCTAACAACACAGGCGATGATCGTTTGTCAAAATCACTAAGAGCCTGGAATTGCTGAAACAATAATTATTATGAGTGAAAGCATTTATCTTGGTAATCCCAATCTAAAAAAAGCGAATACAAAGATTCAATTTTCTGAAGATGATATTCGTGAATTCTTGAAGTGTAAAAAAGATCCTGTATATTTTGCTAGAAATTATATCAAAATTGTTTCTCTAGATGAGGGTCTTGTACCATTTAAGATGTACAAGTTCCAAGAGAAACTTGTAAAAAACTTCCATAA